AATGCTACCAAGTAGGTAGCATGTATTAATTATAACATGAATTTGGCAATAGAGTCAAGTTTGGGTAATAAAATATAAAAATATTTTAAATATCATATTAGTTAATGGTATAATGATATAACTATGGCCGCCTTATATAGAAACCCTGACGAATCTGCAATTTCACCTCAGCCAACGGCTCCAGCGTCATATAATCTTGGAAATATTCCGCCACTTGTAAACTGGACGGTAGTTATAGGCGACAGCGCTTCTTTTAGAATTTACGTAGAAGATGATCTTGGAAATGAAGTAGACTACACAAATGATGAAAGTGGAGATATTACTGGTTTTGATATAAAAGCAGATTTTAGAAGGTATTCGGACAATGTTGGAACTGACTTAATATTTAGTGTAACTCCATATGCAACAGAGTTTGATGATCCAGGAGAATTCACAGTAACCATATCACCCGCACAATCTAAGCAACTAAGAACTGGTGACGTATTTGATGTTCAGTTATCTGACGCCACTCGTGTTTGGACGGTATGTCAAGGTGAAATGATCATGATAGGCGAAGTTACAGATCAGAGTTAATAAATGGCTACCACAAGAATTAGCAATATATCAAACCCCGTTTCTATTCAAGATATAAAACAAACAAAAACCCTTTCTAATATAAAACCCTTTAACTCAACAGCATCTAATGTTGCTTTAGGTACAGTTCTTGCTATTGCTACATTGACCAATACCGTCGCAATTTCTGATTTAAAAGCGGTACCGTCAAATTTTCAAAATGTAAACTATGCAAAAGTAATAACTCCAGCATCAGTTTTACCTTTTAGAGTTAGTTTAACTAACATAGGTCTTGAAGGATATGATCCAGCAAATCCTCCTGGAATTGGTATTCAGATAATTGGTTTCTCTAACTATATTCTTTAACATAATGATATAATAACCCTATGGCAAAGATATCAACCACCAACGTAAAGGCACTGTTTGAAACTGGCGATAGGCCAACGCAAGAAAACTATGTAGATTTAATTGATAGTACTTCTGCGAGGTCTACCGATCTTGGATCAGACGGCAATAACGAGTTAACAATTAATGGAATTGAAAGTTCCACAGTGTTTGATAACTTTACCGCAAGCGAGTGGAGATCAATGAAATATATGATCTCACTAAAATATGTAGCAGGCGGAGCAAACAAATACGCTGTTACAGAATTAACAGTATTGAATGATGGATCAGATGTATCTGTTAGTCAATATGGCACTATTGAAAATGATGGGAATATTGGCACCATCTCTGTTTCAAAGGCTGGAGACACAGTTTCATTAACTGTGGTTCCTGTGGGGGGAAGTACACCTATAACTCTACGCTACTTGCGTATGGGATTAAAGGCCTAACCAAGGAGATAAAAGATGGCAACAGTAACAAAAGACTTTAGAGTAAAATCGGGACTGATAGTTGAGGGATCAACTGCGACCGTTAATGGAAAGAACGTAATCACAGCAGGCACAATAGATGCTAAGGGTGATTTATTAGTAGGCAGTGCAGATGATGCAGTAGCACGTCTTGCCGCTGGAACAAATGGATATGTACTTACAGCAAACTCAGGAGCAACAAATGGACTTGAGTGGGCAGCACCAGCAGCCGTTGGTACTTTTGATACAAGCATTGTATTTGAAGGTGCAACAGCAGATGCTTATGAGACAACTCTTGCAGTAGTAGATCCAACAGCAGATCGTACAATTACACTTCCTAACGTATCAGGTACTGTAGTTACAACTGGTGATACTGGCACAGTTTCAGCAACAATGCTTGCATCAGATTCAGTAACTACCGTAAAAATTCTAGATGCAAACGTAACAGAAGCAAAGATTGCTACAAACGCAATTACAAATGCTAAGATTGCAGATTCAGCAGTAGACACAGCAGAGATTGCTGCAAGTGCAGTAACAACTGCAAAGATTGCAGACTCAAGTGTAACTAATGGTAAACTTGCATCAGATTCAGTAACTACAATAAAGATTACAGATGCTAATGTAACAGAAGCAAAACTTGCATCAAACTCAGTAACAAATGCTAAGATTGCAGATTCAGCAGTAGACACAGCAGAGATTGCTGCAAGTGCAGTAACAACTGCAAAGATTGCAGACCTAAACGTAACCACTGGTAAACTTGCAGATGGCGCAGTAACCACAGCAAAGATTACAGATGCTAACGTAACCGCTGCTAAACTTGCTGCAGACTCTGTTGAAACAGCAAAAATTGTAGATCAAGCAGTAACTTCTGCAAAGATTGCTAACGATACAATCGTAGATGCTGACATTAACTCAGCAGCAGCAATCGCACAGTCAAAGATTTCAGGACTTACAACATCACTTAGCGAAAAATTAGCAACTGCTGGTGGAACAATGTCTGGTGCAATTGCAATGGGCACAAACAAGATCACAGGTCTTGGAGATCCAACATCTGCACAAGATGCAGCAACAAAATCTTATGTAGATTCAGCAGCACAAGGTATTGATTGGAAAGCATCAGTACGTGCAGCAACAACTGCTAACGTAACACTTGCTTCTGCTCTTGAAAATGGAGATGTTCTTGACGGAGTAACTCTTGCTACAGGCAACCGTGTTCTTGTTAAGAATCAAACAACTGGTTCAGAAAACGGTATTTATGTAGTTAAATCATCTGGTGCTCCAGATCGTTCAACTGATTGTGATACAGCAGCAGAACTTACTTCAAACTTTGCGGTATTCGTAGAAGAAGGAACTGTAAACGCTGATCAAGGTTATGTATTAACTAATGATGGCGCAATCACAGTTGGAACCACAGCACTTACATTTACTCAGTTTACTGGTTTAGGACAAATCATTGCTGGTACAGGATTAGACAAGACTGGAAACACTCTTGATATTGACGCAACTGTAACCACAAATGATGGAACTCAAACTCTTACAAATAAAACATTAACAAGCCCAACACTTACAACTCCTGCTCTTGGAACTCCAGCATCAGGTGTTATGACAAACGTAACTGGTCTTCCAGTAGCAACTGGTATTTCAGGTCTTGGAACTGGCGTAGCAACATTCCTTGCAACTCCATCTTCTGCAAACCTTGCATCAGCACTAACTGATGAATCAGGATCTTCAACAGTAGCATTCACTAACAGTCCAACTTTTGTTACACCAACTATTGGTGCAGCAAATGCAACAAGTATTGCTCTTCCAGATGCTCTTGTTGGTTCTGCTCTTGCTACCGCATCAACTTCAGCAACAACAATTGACACATGGTCAGCAAGCACTTATTCATCTGCAAAATATATTGTTCAAATGAAAAAAGGTTCTGATATTGAAGTAATTGAATTACTTGTTACAGTTGATGGATCAAATAACGTTTACTTAACAGAATATGCAGATGTAATCAGCAATGCTGAACTAGGAACAACTAACGCTGTTTACAGTGGTGGAAACGTTCTTCTTCAGGTAACTGGTGCAGCAGCAGATACTGCTGTTAAAGTACACAAAATTTATATTGAAGCATAATTAAGATAGGGGCTTAAACGTGGCAACTGTAAATAAAGACTTTAGAGTAAAGCACGGCATTATTGTAGCCGATGGCGGAACTTTTGGATCAACAGTCACAGTTGCCACCCCTACTCAAAACACACATGCAGCAACAAAACTTTATGTAGATAGCAAACCACTTTTAGTTTCAACTGCTGCTAGCGCTCCAGCAGATGCAGTTGATGGACAACTTTATATTGATACCGCAACAGACAGACTTGCATTTTATGTTGATGGACAATGGTACACCCTGGCACTCTTAAATGACACCGTAGACATTGCTCAACACATTCACGATACAGCAATTGGTGGAACTGGACTTATTACAAGTACATTTGTTGATGCTGGATTTTATTATGAGGCAGGATCAGAAGAAGATGCTGGCTTTTATAATACAAATAGTTGGGCATTAACATACGACGGCGGAATAGCAACAGAAGTTTTTAATTAAACTATCTGATATAATACAACTAGGAACAAAGGAGTAACATGGCAACCAGAATGCAGCAACGAAGAGGAACAGCAGCCCAATGGGTATCTTCAAACGCAGGAGCAGGACCAATTTTAAATGCTGGCGAAATTGGTTGGGAATCAGATACTAATAAATTTAAAATTGGTGACGGTGTAAATAACTGGTCAAGCCTAGACTACTTTGCCGATATTGACTCTACTGTTAACCCCGCTTTTGGTACAAGTATTACTTTTGAAGGCGCTACCGCAGATTCTTTTGAAACTACAGTTACAGCAACAGATCCAACCGCTGATCGTACAATTACACTTCCAAATGCAACTGGAACAATTGTTCTTAAAGATTCAACTGATACACTTACAAACAAATCAATCTCACTTGCTACAAACACAGTTACATCAACTCTTGCACAATTAAATACTGCAATTTCTGATGCTGATGTAGCCTCACTTGCGGGTACAGAAACACTTACAAATAAAACTCTTACAAGTCCAACTTTAACTACACCAAATATTGGAGTAGCATCTGGTACATCACTAACACTTACTGGGGACTTAACAGTTCAAGGAACTACTACTACTATTGATTCAACTACAATTGCTGTTAAAAATGCTTTTGTTTTTGAAGGTGCAACAACAGATGATTTTGAAACCACACTTACAGTAACTGACCCTACTGCAGATCGTACACTAACCCTGCCAGATGCTACTGGAACTATAGCACTCACTTCAGATGTTACAACACATGGAAATCTGACAGAAGCCCATGGTGCAACTGGTGCTGTAGTTGGAACAACAAATACACAGACACTTACAAATAAATCAATTTCCCTTGGTTCAAACACAGTTACCTCAACTCTTGCTCAGTTAAACACGGCAGTTAGTGATGCTGACCTTGCATCTTTAGCGGGTAGCGAAACACTTACAAATAAAACACTTTCTAGTGCAATAGCAACAACAGCACTTACCCTTAATGCTACAGCAGAACTTAGATTAGCAGACACAGATTCAAGCCACTATGTTGGTTTTAAATCTCCAGGAACTGTTTCAGCAAATAAGGTTTGGGTACTTCCTGCAGCAGACGGAACAGCAGGACAATCATTGTCAACTGATGGATCTGGAACATTGTCTTGGGCATCTTCTGGTGGCGGAGCAGCATTTAGCGAACTTTTACTAATTGGTGCATAGTACTTAACAAAAAATAAAGCACTAACTCTAAAGTAAAGATTTACACGCCTTAACCAGGCGTGTTTTTCTTTTTAAAGTTATGATATACTTAACACTACTTTATAATTCTTAAAGTACTTATCATATTTTTATTAGAAAGTTGGAAATTTTATGTTAGATACCTTTTCTTTTCGTTTACTAGAAGACTTCGTAGCAAAATACAAAGACACACCAGCACCATTTGGATTCTCAGATGCTGGATCAAACTCTCTTGGCGAAGTGACTTTTATACGTACCTATTCACGTATGAAAGAAGACGGTACAAAAGAAAGATGGTATGAAGTCTGTAAGCGTGTAATTGAAGGTATGTACTCAGTTCAAAAAAACCATGCTAAAGAAAATCGTTTACCTTGGAATGATAATAAGGCTCAAAAGTCTGCTCAAGAAGCCTTCCAAAGAATGTTTGAATTAAAGTGGACACCACCAGGACGTGGTCTATGGGCATTTGGAACTCCCATGACCATGGATAAGCGTAACTCTGCTTCCCTGCAAAACTGTGCAATGGTTTCTACTCGTGATCTTGATCGTAATGATCCAGGAGCCTTATTTTGTTGGGTAATGGACGCATTAATGTTAGGTATAGGCGTAGGGTTTGATACCCTTGGACAAGAAAAAGAGATGGTAATCTATGATCCAACTGAGCCACCATCAGTATATGAAATTCCTGATACTAGAGAAGGCTGGGTTGAGTCTGTAAGACTATTAATAAATTCATATCTTCGTCCAAACCAACCCATACAACAGTTTACCTATGACCTTATTAGACCTTTAGGGGCACCTATCAAGGGCTTTGGCGGAGTAGCCAGTGGTCCAGAACCATTAATAGATTTACATAACCGTATTACAAAGGTCGTAGGATCTAGAGTAGGAGACAAGTTTGATTCTCGTGCAATAGTAGATATTGTAAACCTTATTGGTACCTGCGTTGTTTCTGGTAATGTTCGTCGTTCTGCTACCCTCGCTTTAGGTAATCCTGAAGATAAAGATTTTAGTAATTTAAAAAATGCAGAGGTTTTTCCAGAACGTAACTCATATGATCCAAAAAATCCAGGATGGGCTTGGATGTCTAACAACTCTATTGCTGCAGAGGTTGGAACAAACTATGAAGATTATGTTGATCTAATTGCAGATAATGGAGAGCCAGGATTTATTTGGTTAGATGTTGCTCGTAATTATGGAAGACTAGCGGATGCACCAGATGGTAAAGATTATCGTGTAATGGGTTTTAATCCATGTGCAGAACAACCGTTAGAATCTTATGAATTATGTACGCTAGTAGAGGTTCATCTAAATCGTCATGATGACAGAGAAGACTTTCTTCGCACATTAAAGTTTGCGTATTTATATGGCAAGACTGTTACTCTTATGCCAACACATTGGCAAACCACAAATGGAATTATGCAACGTAATCGTCGCATTGGAACATCCTTAACTGGTATTGCATCTTTTGCTGATACAAAAGGCATGCCAGCCCTTCGTGACTGGATGGATTCTGGATATAATAAAATTCGCGGGTATGACAAAAAATATTCTGAATGGCTATGTGTACGTGAATCAATTCGTGTAACTACCGTCAAACCTTCAGGATCTGTATCACTATTATCTGGTGCAACACCAGGAGTTCATTGGGGTCCAGGCGGAGAATTCTATCTACGTGCTATAAGGTTTGGAAATACAGATCCAATGCTTCATTTATTTAAAGCAGCAGGGTATAAAGTTGAAGCAGACCTAGTCTCTGCCAATACCTCAGTAGTATATTTCCCAGTAGCATCTGGACATCCACGTTCTGAAAAGGATGTAAGTCTTTTTGAAAAGATTGGTTTGGCTGCTACCGCTCAAAAGTATTGGTCTGATAATGGAGTATCTGTAACACTGTCCTTTGACAAAGAAACAGAGAAAAAACATATTGCTCCAGCCCTTCATCTTTACGAGGGTGAGTTAAAGGCTGTTTCATTTTTACCAATGGGAAATCAAACATTCCCTCAGCAACCATACAGTAATATTACAAGAGAAGAATATAACTCTTATGTTGGCAAGATTGCAAAGATTGATTGGTCTGCAATCTACGATGGCGTAGAAAATCTAGAAGCACAGGGTGAGGCTTATTGCAGCACAGATGCCTGTGAAATTAAACTTTACTAAGGGGACAAATGAAAAAAATATGGGCTTCAATTGCAATTTTTGTAGCAGTTGCAGGAATGTTATTTGTTGTAGACAAACCAAATAAAAACTGTGTAAATCTTTATGTTGACTATGGAGTTTTAGACAATGGAACAAAAATAACAAAATGTATAGAAGCATCTAACAATGCAGTTGCTTTAGATATTTTAAAAAAGGCTAACCTTAAAATAGAAGGAACTAATAAGTATGGTCTTGGTGTTGTGTGTAGGGTCAATGGACTACCAGATGAAAAAGCAGAGTCTTGCGAAACTATGCCACCAGCAGAGGCATACTGGGCAATCATAATTAAAGAAAAACAAAAGATTCCTCTTCCACTTAATGAGTGGGGTTGGGGACAACTAGCAGTTGATCAACAAATATTAAATCAAGGAGATTCAATAGGGTTAGTTTGGACTGGTCCGACAGGAGAGTTAAAGTTTCCATGAAATTAGCCTCCAAGCACCTAGATAGTGTTATAGGGTTTCCGTTACAAAAACATAAATTAGCATCTATTCAAAATGTATTTCAACTGGTTATAAATTTATTTGTACTTTATATAGCCAATAAAATTACAGTTGATATTTGGCGTTCTTTAACAGGGCATTAAAATAATCTTATAAATTAACCTCTACCCTGCTATAATAAGGGTATAGGAGAAAAATGTCTAATCCATCAAATTTATATGCAGAAAAAGTATATTCAGAACATCCGCTTGTTCTGTGGGCATTAGACGATACGGTTGACTATAAAAGTTTAATCTCTGAAGCACGACGTAATCTTGCAACCTTGTGGACACCAACAAATGCTGCTCTTGCAACATCCTCTGAAGATCTATCTGAGCCATTTCCAGATAGTCATTTAAACAGAGTTAGAGTTAATGTCCCAGTATCAGAAACACTTGAAGCATCAATTATTAGTCCCAACATACTTAATTTTAATACCCTTGCAGATCTTGGAACGTTTACTATTGGATCATATTTTTATTCAAATAGTTTATTTTTGCAAACGGTGTCAATAGGATATGAATACACAGATCCAGCCACATCAACCATAGTTCAAAATTTAAAAACTTTTACCAGTACACTTTATCAAAAATGGGGTTTTATTTCTGAAACTTTTGAAATTCCAAATGTTTCTGCACAACTAAGGCTTGTAATTAAGATTAAAGTTTTTGAGGGGTCAACAACATCAGCAGATAATGAATTCTATATAAATGGTATTACCTTGGGTCAGTGGAATGAAGAATTTAACACATCATCTCTAAACGGAATAACAGAAACCACAGTGCCTACAAGTATAAGTATTTATGGTGGCTATGATGCTGTAGAAGCACAAGCATACGGAGTTGCAGAAGATTCTGGATACTATATTACTGAAGGTGGTTTAAAATGTAAGAATGCAGGTATCCCTTTAGTTTATGGCGCAAGTGGAGTAACAAGAATAGAACCAAATACTGACGCATCTTTAATACTTCCAGGTAAAGGATTTTTAAATAAAAAAGGACAGTACAACGACTACACGATTGAGTTCTGGGCAAGAATAGCAGTAAACACATCTACACCATTTAAAATTTTTGGACCAATAGCATCAGAAGATGGATTATATGTTGAAGATGGATTCTTAACATTAGTTATTGGTGATCAATTTGCCTCACATTTCGTTGGTGAGTGGTTTAGGCCAATGCTTATTCATATTCGTTTAATTAGAGATTCTGCATCTTTATTAGTCAATGGCGAAGAGGTTTTATCATTATCTTTAGATACCGCAAACCTAACTCTTCCAACAGAACTTGATAACAGCGGAGACAGTCAAGATTGGGTAGGATTCTATGCAAGCAATAATGTTTATCCTTTTGAAATTGATTGTGTTGCTATATATTCTTATCAAGTTCCAGTTACAGTTGCAAAGCGCAGATGGGTCTACGGCCAAGGAGTTGTTTCTGCGGAAGGAATAAACTCATCATATGGAGGAACAACTGCTTTTATAGATTATCCATTTGCAGATTATACTTCTAATTATAATTATCCAGATTTTGCTGGCTGGGATCAAGGAAGTTTTGATAACCTATCAACTAGTCAAACAAGTCTAAGAACACCAGAGTATGCCTTGCCAGAAATATTTTTAGGAACAAAAACATTGCAAGACTTATATGATGACAACAAAGATGTACAAGACAACGAGTCTGGCCCTGTTATTACCGATAGGTTTTTGTCTTTTAGACCCAACAATACGTGGAACTCTATTGAGTCATACATTAATTTTTCAAGGTTTAATTTATTGTCTAGCGAAATTGAAAGTTGCTATGGCGTCTTCAGTTCTCATAACCTAGCATCAGATGAAATATTATTTAAAATATATAATCCATCAAACAATAACTATTTTACAATTCTTAAAGATGGAAATTTAATCAAATATTCCTTAACCTATAATGGAACCACACAACTATTATTTACCTCTACGATAATAACCGCTAACAGCCTTTTTGCAGTTGGATTTAATATAAAAACATTATCAGAAAAATTTGGCAGCAACGTAAGTTCGTTTTTTGGAAATCAAAGTTCATTAAAAATGTATGTCTGTGGAGATGATTCTGGGGACTATACCTTTACGGGAAGACTTTACTCTATTGGGCTAGGGACAACATTAAATTCTACAAAAATAACAACCTATATTGATGCAAATGGTTTTATTGAATTAGACAAGGGTCAACAATTGATTGATCACACAGCCAGTTACACAATTCTTCCATCAGAAGCATATGAAAAATATTTCTTAGACATAGGCGTTGCGGGATATTGGCAAGATTATTTACCACTTTCCTACTTTGCTCAATTTGTAAAAAATAACAGCGGTGAAGAATTTTATGAAATAGACTTTTTACAATTTAACCTGGGATATCCAACAACAACAACTTTACAACAAGAGTCTGGAACTACATCTTCTTATTACAATACAGATGGCGCACAAATAAAAAGTTATGTAACATTTCAGTATGTTGCAGACGGTGCAAACGTTCCTACATCTTTTGCTAACGAAGAAAAGCCAGATGAGTATAAGGTACTTGACTTAAATAACTACCAAGACTGGGAAACAACAAGATTTGAAATTTTAAATAATACATTAATTTATCCAATTAAGACGGTAGATTTTAATAGACTTGCAATTGTCTATAGTCTTGAATTTAATAGTCGTGGAGTTTTAACTAAACCAATTCTATTAAACAAATTACAGTTGGCTTCTCAAGCATTTAATGATAACTCCTTTAATCCAGTAGGAACAAGGTTTGGAGTAGACCTTTTTCCATATAAAAAGAATGGTATTTATTTTGACTACAAGTCTAAGAATCCATTTAGTATATATAAAGAAAGCACCCCGTATTTATACCTGACAAAAACATCTGGAATTGAAGTACGTGGTGAAATAAATATTCTAGAAAATCGTGGTTTAAATCTTCCAATTAACAAGGAATTGGCGACTAACTATAAAGTAAGCGCTATGCAATTGTGGCTAAGATATGATCAAGATGCGTTTCCAGCAACAGCAACAGAAATTTTTGAAATTAACCACAAGAGTGGAACTCTAAAGTTTTACTTACAGGCAAATAGCACTGACTTAGATAGAGGTAGAATATTTGTTTTAAATCAAAACGGCATACCTTATAATGGTGTTGGATTTTATTTAAATGGTAGCCTAGTAAGAGAGCCAGTCCTATCTCTTAAAGAGTGGTCATCTATAGGTGTAGCATTTCTAACCTCTCTTGTCTATAACTCATATCTTGGAAGCATAAATTTGACGGGGCCAATATTATTTAACAACATTGCATATTATCAGGCAAACAGCCTACAAGAAGTTGAAAGCAGAACCTTTAGGCCTTGGTTCCAGGTATTAACAGACGGTATAACAACAAATGATTGGCAGTTCTGGTTCAATAACTTTACTTGGGACGGTATGTTAGTAATAGGATCATCAGAGTTCTATGGTATTAATCCTTCAGATATTTATAAAACATACATAGGAACAAATAAGATAATCGTTGATGACGGAGAAGGCCTAGTCTATCAACCTGAAAAATTAAATGTATATGCAGATACTGAATGGTCAACGAACGTCTCTACACCTGTATAGTCTGATATACTTATGGTTATGGAATCTTTAATTAACCCAAAAACTGGTAAACCTTATGTTAAAAATGTACGTCGTCAGGTAATAGATAAGCACTATGACTGGGGTCTTTACGTATATAAGAAATCTAATGGTAAATGGTTTACAGACGACGAAGGCTCAGTTTTAAACATCCCGTCCGACCGTGGAGATCTTACAAAAATTGCAGAATTAAAAAAGGTTGCAATGCACAATGGAGATGATGGGCTTGGCCAAGCGGTATTTGTGGCAGGGCTAACTCAGGTTAGTGAAGAAGAGTATTCCGAACAAAAAGCAAGATTAAAAGAAGGATTGATTCCTTCAATGAATGACTTAGGTGCTTGGCATGCAGCACAACAGACATTAGAAAAACATGGAAGAGGGGCAATGGATGAGTGAAGAGCAGTATATCCGTGCAAGTCTTAATACAGAAGAAAAAGAAGACAATATCTTTAAATCACACGATCCCTTTAATAGAAGTTGGGATGTTTTAAAAGATTACGTTGGGCTTGACCAAAACTTTCGTCGTAGAACAACACGCAATTTAACTAAGTATGCTGCACCAGAATTTAATGCTGCGTATTTAGATGCAGCAAATGCAACGCCATCTGGAGTAGATGCGGGATCAAAACAAATCAATCCTGGCACGGTATACAGAAATGGTTACGGACTATTTGACGTAATAACTCCTCCATATAACATGTATGAATTAGCCAACTTCTATGACACATCATTTGCTAATCATGCTGCTATTGATGCTAAGGTAGAAAACGTTGTAGGTTTGGGATATCGTTTTGATATTTCAGATAGAACGCTGTTAAGGTTTGAAATGAATGAAGATGCAAGTGCGGTAGACCGTGCTCGTAATCGTATTGAAAGAGCCAAGATCCAACTACGTGATTGGCTAGAAAATTTAAACGATGATGACAGTTTTACAAAAACAATGGAAAAGGTTTACACAGATCTTCAAGCAACAGGTAATGGATTTATTGAAGTAGGCAGAACAACTGCTGGAGAGATTGGTTATGTTGGACATATTCCAGCAACTACCGTTCGTATACGACGTCTGCGTGATGGTTTTGTGCAAATTATTGGTCAAAAGGTGGTTTACTTTAGAAACTTTGGGGCAAAGAATGCAAACCCTATGGGCACAGATCCACGTCCAAATGAGATTATTCATTTAAAAGAATACTCACCATTAAACACATTCTATGGTATTCCAGATATTATTGCAGCAATGCCATCCCTTATCGGAGATCAACTTGCATCTCAATATAATATTGATTACTTTGAAAACAAGGCTGTTCCAAGATACGTTGTAACCTTAAAAGGTGCAAAACTTTCAGGTGATGCTGAGGATAAGATGTTTAGATTTTTACAGACTGGACTTAAGGCTCAGTCACACAGAACTCTTTATATCCCGCTTCCTGGAGATACAGAAGGAAATAAAGTTGAGTTTAAGATGGAACCAATTGAGAACGGTATTCAGGATGGCTCATTTAAAGAGTATCGTAAACAAAACCGTGATGATATTCTAATTGCCCATCAAGTTCCTATTTCAAAACTAGGTGGCGCAGATTCTGCAGGTATTGCAGCAGCACTTTCTCAAGATCGTACATTTAAAGAACAAGTATCTCGTCCAGCACAAAGACATTTAGAGAAGGTTGTAAACAAGATTATTAGAGAAAAGACAGACATTCTTGAACTTAAGTTTAACGAACTAACTTTGACTGATGAAATTGCACAATCTCAAATTCTTGAAAGATATGTAAAGACTCAGGTCATGACTCCAAATGAGGCTCGTGAAGCGTTAGACTTGCCACTAAGAGCAGATGGAGATCAACCATTTGTTATGTCTCCAAGACAAGCAACTGATGCTAGAGCAAATTTGGCAGGGGATCGTCAAAGAGATTCAGAAAGAACAAACAACAATTCTGATTCACCAACTACAATATCTGGACGCAATGCACAGGGTGAGGGTAGATCGTCTCAATAGTTGAGAAACTTCTTTAAAGCGGTGCTATAATTATAACGTTATGTTAACAAACAAGGCTCATTGGGAAACTAAAGGTGACAATGTTCGCCTTTCAATGCCCATCGGAAAAATAGACGTTGAACGCCGTATGGTGTCTGGTTTTGCAACCCTTGACAACGTTGATCGTCAAAATGACATTGTAACAACAGAATCTAGTATAACTGCTTTTAAAAACTTCCGTGGTAATCTGCGTGAAATGCACCAGCCAAGTGCTGTTGGTAAAATTGTTTCTTTTAAAGAAGACAAATATTTTGATCCAAGTACTAAAAAATTTTACAGCGGAGTTTATGTTTCTGCTTATGTTTCAAAAGGTGCACAAAATGCATGGGAAAAAGTTTTAGACGGAACCTATACTGGTTTTTCAATAGGTGGAAACATCAAAGAGTGGGACGACGCTTACGATGAAAAAATAGATAAAACAATTCGTGTAATTAAAACTTATGAGTTGTCAGAACTTTCTCTTGTAGATAATCCAGCAAATCAGTTTGCTAATATAGTTTCTATTGAAAAGGTTAATGGCCAAAACGTAGTTGATGGCTATCTATCAAAAACAGAAATTGAAAATGTATTTTGGGACTCAGAAAACGGTATTGTTATGGTATCTGATTCTGACTCTGCAACAAGTCCAGTAAATGGTAATGTAATGCAGAATATTGGCTTTATAGAAAAAAATGATAAAGATACTGAAAAACTAATAAAATTCTTAGTTGATAGTGCTAAAGGCATTAATACAATTAAGATTACTAAGGAGGTAAATCCAATGACAGAATCAACAAACGCAGTTCTAGAAACTGCAGTTGAAAATGCAGAGGTTGCTCCAGAGGCACAAGCAGCAGAGGTAGTGGCAGAAGCAACAGCAATCGTTGCAGATGTAGCAGAAACCCCTGCAGTCGTTGAAGAGGCACCAGCAGTTGAAGAAACTGCTATTGCTAAATCAGATGACGCTAGTGCGGAATCTTCTGTTGCAAAAGCAGCAGTTGAAGTAGAGAACGCAGTGGAAAAATCCGCTACAGATGTTAAAGAAGAAGTTGCTAAAGCAGTTTCAGAAATTAATAATTCTCTTACTAATGCCTTTGGCGATCTTGCTGCAACAATCAAATCTCTTAACGAGAAGGTAACAGCAGTAACAAAATCTCTTGAAACGGTAACATCTGATGTTAACGGAATTAAGAGCAACTTTAACGAGTTTGGCAAGCGAGTAGATCTTGTAGAACAAGATACCGCTTTCCGCAAGTCTGGCGATCTAGGCGAGATCGTACAGGAATCACCACAAGTGATTCATAAATCCCTATGGGGCGGTCGTTTCCTCACAAATGCCGACCTATTTAACTAAGGTAAAAAATCACTAGGAGGTGAAAAATAATGTCGGAACAAAACACAAATATAGAAAAAAACTATCCAGGTTCAGGAGATGGCGCAGAGATTAACTCAGCGGGATCTTTAGTATCTGGTGGCGTAGGTAGTGCAACTGGTCTGAATGCTGCAGGAGGATCTGTAGGTTCACAACTTGGTAACACTGCTACTGCAGGATTCGGTGTAACAACTGGAGACAACGCAGTCAATCCAACTGGCAACGCAGGAGGTATTCTACGTCCTGAACAAGCACAACGTTTCATTGATTACGTCTGGGATGCAACTGTCCTCGCTAAAGATGGCCGTCGTGTCACCATGAGAGCAAACACCATGGAAATTGAAAAAGTCAACGTTGGAGAACGTGTAATTCGTGCAGCATCACAAGGCTCACCAAACTACACAAACACTGGCGCTAGATTTACAAAAGTTGAACTAACAACAAAAAAGATTCGTCTTGATTGGGAAGTAGCAACTGAAGCACTTGAAGACAATATTGAAGGCGGAGCATTGGAAGATCGTCTAGTACGATTAATGACCAACGCATTCGGTAACGATATTGAAGATCTTGCTATCAACGGTGATGGAGCAACAGGAGACTTCTTGTCCATCATGTCTGGTTTCGTAAAGCAAACTCGTGGAACAGTAGGAAATGCTGCTCACGAATATGCTGCAACAGTATCAGATAATAACTTTACCACATCAGTAATGCAAGGCTTGCTATTAGCAATGCCTCGTAAGTACCGTGCACTTAAGAGCAATCTTAAGTTCTACGCAGGTACTGATGCTTTTGCTGGTATTGTTCGTAACAACGGTACACTAGCAGATGCTATCTCATCAGCGTTCGCTGATCGCACTGGTAGCACACAGCAAAACCGTCAAGATTACATGGATGGTGCTGCACAGACATTTGGTAATGCACGTACAAGTCGTGTACTAGGTGTAGATGTACTAGAAGTTCCTTACTACCCAGCAGGTTATGTTGATTTAACATTCCCTTCTAACCGTGTATGGGGCTTCCAGAGAGACATCACTGTAAACCGTGAATACAAGCCAAAGAAAGACACAATTGAATACACAGTATTCGTACGATTTGGTCTTGCTTGGGAAGAACTAGATGCAGTCGCTTATGTTGACTCAGATAGTGCTGATTCCTAAAATATAGTCATCACGTACTAGGGAGGACGGCATAAAACCCGTCCTCCTTATTGTCATTCTAATGGTATAATTACAAATGAACATGGGAGAAAAAATGAACTTAACAATGGATCAATTAAAAGATAAAACAGTTATGGCACTAAAAGCATATGCAAAGAAAAATAACATAGAATTATTTGAATCAAATACAAAACTTGAGATTTTAGAAATTTTGGCTAGTTGGATTCCGCCAGAACAAACAGAAGAAACTGCAGAAAAAGCAGGTAAAAATAAAGATTTAACAAACAAAGTAGCACTATATTCAGATAGAAATCTTCATATGGATGCTTTGGGAGCATTGAGCGTGGGGTATAACATAGTTTCAAAGGAGGCATCGGAAAAGTGGCTTACTCACAGGTTAGTACGAATAGCACAACCTGAAGAAGTAGCATCTTATTACGCTAAAGTATAATGTCAGAAGTCCTTCGCCTACCTCCGTATCCTTTAACTGTTAAATACACAGTTCCAGACGCTAATGCCAAATACGTTATAGTTGTTGAAGATGTTGCAGAGCAGTCAGAAACTGCTTCTTATAGAACATCAAATGCCAGTAAGGAAGTTACTTATACATTAGATGATGATTTTATTAAATATGATAAATCGTATGCTCTGACAATTCATGAAGATTTAGAAGAAAGTGGAATGGTTGTAGGGGATCGTGGAGATATAGTTGTTGAAGATAACCTACAAGTAAAGCGTCCATACGTAAGTCCTACAATTTTAGCATCAATAAATAATCAAACATCTGCAACAGAAATTGCTAAATACACAGAATATGAAAAATTAGCAAGAGCAATTATTGATTCAATAACTGGTGGTTTTTATTATGAGCGTGAATTTATTGAGATTGTTGGGCAAGAGGTAGACTATATTCCACTTTGGAAAAGAGTACAAAAAATATTAAGAGTATATGAAAACACAGAACTAGTTTATGATATATACAACGAAGATGGTCCAACTGTAGGAGATTATACATACGTAATTACTAAAGATAAGACCGCACTTACAAAAGACCCAACATCAGCAGAGGGTGCAATAAATAGAGCAGAACAACGACCAGCAAGAATGCCACTTGGAACGTCAGACTCTTTTTCACTTTTTGATACAGAAGACAGTGGAAACACTATGACCGTAACTCCTGGAGTAGCATTTCCAGCAGGTATAGATCTTATATTATTATTAGAAACTGGATACAAAGTGGTACCTATTGATATTCAAGATGCTACAAAATTATTAGTTGAAGATATTAGATGTGGCAAATTAGATTATTATAAGAGATATATTAAAAACTACAGCACTGATCAATTTAAAATTGAATATGATAAGAGAATGATTGAGGGTACTGGAAATATTATTGTAGACAAGATTTTGTCTAAATATGTAAATAATATTAGCCGTCCTGGAGTATTGTAATGGATGTGTGCGAAGTCACAGACTTTATGTTTCCAATGAAGGCTGATATCTACTTCCCTATTCTTGCACAAGGTGGCTACGGCCAACCTACAAAAAACTGGGTATACGATAGAACAATTACTTGTAATGCTACATCTGTAGGTGGAGCGGGAACAGAAGATGTTAAACCAGATAATTTTTTAAAATATGAAAACAAACTTGTTGCAAGAACAAAAGCAGATCCAAGACTTTCTTCAAACAATGCAAATAACGCAACAACAAACATACTTATAACAAATATTAGAGATGCATCAGATACTATTATCTACAAAGAAACAGCGGGAGCAAGATCAGGCAAAGGAACAATCTACGAGGTAGCAACAGTTGAACCTTTTACTGGACCATTTGGATACACAGAATATTACAAGATGCTATGGCGTAGGGCTGAGAATCAGACTGTAGGTGACTAGTGATAGCAAGAACAAGCACGGCATCCTTTACTAAACAAATGAATAATATTATTAATTATTCTCTTGGATTTTTAGAAGGCGTTGACCGTGGTAAAAAAATATTTTTTGATAGATTAGGCGCAGGGGCTATTCAAGCATTAGCACAATATATTGATGTACAAGCCAGAGCCAATCCAAAAGCACTACACCATGTCTATGAGTGGAATCAAATTAGCAGTCCTAGTGCAAGACTATTTAATTTAAACTACACAGTTAGCAACTTAGGACTTTCCGTTAAATCTACATTTAAACAATCAAGAACTGTTTCTGAAAATATGAATACTCCGTTTTACAATAAAGCAAAAATTATGGAAGAAGGAATTCCCGTAACAATTACGCCAACAAAATCTAAAGCATTAAGATTTAGCGGACCTAATGGAGAAGTATTTACAAGTAGACCAATTAAAGTTGACAACCCAGGAGGAGACCCTGTTATTGGTGGTTTTGAATCTGCATTTGATGAATTTATGACTAGATATTTTAAACAATCTTTTTTAAGAGCATCTGGAGTTTATGACTATATTAAAAAACCAACATTATATAAGAAAAACCTTAAGGCTGGTTCAATAGCGGGTAGAAGTAAAGGAATTGACACAGGCTTTAAATGGATAACCAATGCAACAATTGGGGTAGAATAAGACTATGGCTATATTAACTGATACTGGATTTCCACCAACTTTTTTAAACAAATATATTTTGTCTGAGTTAGAGCATTATGAACTTATATCAGATATAGACTTAATAAATCCAACTCCAATGATTCCAGCACAAGTTTCAACAAACATTGAAGACTTGTATAACGATAGCATTCAAATTAGACAATCAGAAAGCCCTATTCTAATTGTTTATGATAGATTAATGAGGTTTAGGCCTACTCCATTTTATTTAAATAAAAGAGAGCAGTTGATATATTTCATTTATTCTACAGATGTTGGTAAGTTAATAGACACTGTTCGTGTTATATCTAATGCCCTTGATCGTGAAGATTCTTCAGCAGAAGACGTAAATTCCTATAACTTTATGAATCCAACTCTAAGGGTAAGTAGTCCACCGATTACATTCTCTGCCAAAACTATATCAAATAAAGCACTTACAAATAAATTTGCCACAATAACAACATCTACAGCCCATGGCTTAGCAGTAGGAGATGCTGTAGAAATCACAGGGGTAGATGCCACATTTAATGGTATTCACTATGTTAAAAATGTGCCATCAGCAACAACATTTAAGTTTAAGAAAGATGCAGCAAATGTTGCTTCAATAGCAGCATCAGGGTCTGTTTTAGAAAAAGAGTATACCCCATTTAATATTTTGTTCCACAGTACGAGGGTATACCAAGCAGATGAAAGCAGAGACGTAGCAGAACTAGCCTCAGCAAGAACCCTATTTGTAAACAAGTTAATTGTTGAGTATGACTATCATGTTTCGGTTGACTCAGACTCCAGATATACATAAAAAGCGGTATAATTGGTTTTAGAGGAAACACGCCAAACAACTTAATAAATACTTTATGAAAGAGGTTAAATAATATGCCATATAGCCGTGGTACGTCAAATAACGTTATTGTAGGTGCAGCAGCATTCTTCATTAACGACAATACTTTGACTCCGTCAACTTTGACATCATTAGCAGTAATTGATTCAAGTGAGTCTTACAAGACTACACTTTCAGCAGCCGCTTCTTATACAAACGTTGGCTACACAATGAACGGTCTTGAATTACAGTTCCAACCAGACTTCGGTGAAGTTCAGGTAGATCAGATTCTTGACGTTGCAAGACTATACAAGCAAGGTATGCAGGTAAATCTTGCTACCGCTTTTGCTGAAGCAACTTTAGAAAACTTGCTTATTGCATTAGCATACTCTGACGCTAGACTTACAGGAAATAAAAACGCATCTACAGGTCAAACACTTAACCTGAGTGCAGGAGACATCGGCGATGTTCCAGTAGAACGAGGAATCGTTGCTGTTGGTCCAGGATCTGGTGACCCAACAACATTTGAGGATAAAGAACGCATCTATGCAGCATATCGTGCTCTTTCAATTGAGAACGTAACTGTATCAGCAAAGCGTGATGAACCATCAATGTTTGAGGTTTCATTCCGTCTTCTTCCTGAAGATACTTCAGGTTCATACGGTAAGATCATTGATCGTACCTTTGGACAATCATAATCTAAATTTAGATTAACCTAAGACCCACCTTTAATTAGGTGGGTTTTTTGTTTTGCCTGTGATAGAATAGAAAGATTATGGCAACAACCGTTTATAAAAATAAAATAATCAAACTAGTTGATGGTACAGAACTAGACATTGTTCCGTTAAAAATAAAATATTTGCGTGAATTTATGGACGCATTTGAGGATGTTAAAACTGCCAAAGATGATGATGAAGCCATAGATTTTTTAGTTGAGTGTGTGAGAATTACAATGAAGCAATATTATCCAGGGATACAATTGACAAAATCTGACGTAGAAGATAGCCTTGATATGCCAACCATATACACAGTCTTAGATATTTCTGCGGGTATAAAGATTAATCAAAAATCTGAAGAAACAGTAAAAGACCAAGCAACAGATAGTGGTTCACCTTGGTCAGAGTTAGACCTTGCCAAGATTGAGTCTGAGGTATTTTTATTGGGTATATGGAAAGACTATAGAGAATTAGAAGAATCTTTATCTATGCCAGAATTAATTGCAACTCTTTCAAGTCGTAGAGAACTTGACTATCAAGAAAAAAAATTCTTGGCTGCTATTCAGGGAGTAGATTTAGATGCTCAGTCTGGATCTTCAAAGGGACAAAAAGAATGGGAAGACATGAAGGCTAGAGTCTTTAGTAAAGGTAAAGCAAAAGACGGTAATGACATTCTGGCTCTTCAAGGACAAAATGCTAGGAGTGCGGGGTTTGGCATTGGACACGGTCTTGATTACGAAGATTTAACAAAATAAAATAATAAAAAATAAGGCTCACCATGCTATAATTGACATAACCTATAGGAGGAAAACAATGGCAACAACTACGTATGAGGAACAAATCCTTACACTAATTGATGGCACAAAGGTTACAGTACGTCCTCTAAAAATCTCTCTACTTCGTCCGTTTATGAAGAAGTTTGAGGGTGTGGGAGCGGTGGCGGAAGATAACGGCAAGTCTATGGACATTCTTATGGAGTGTGTACAGATTGCAATGAAACAATACAAGCCAGAACTCTCTGAAGACGTAAAAAAACTAGAGGAGAATATTGATCTCCCAACAGTTTACAAGATCGTAGAAGCAGCATCAGGTATTAAACTTGCTGAAGTTTCAGACGTTCTTGGCGTAACTATGGCTGAATAATTTAAAAGAGGTGTGAGACTAAATGGCTGATGTTAATGCTAATATTGGTATTAATATTGATTCGTCTAATGCATTAGCACAGTTAAAAGCATTACAACGTCAGATATCTCAGTTTCACACCTCAATAGCCAGATCAAGTGAAGCAGCAGCCCTTGCTCAAAAGGGTTTACAAAAAAATCTTTTAAATAGTATAAACGCTATCAGTTCTTTTACTGCCGAAATGCGTACGGTCAGAACATCTGCAGAATCATTTACTAACTCATTAGAAAAAAATAAGTTTTCAATGCGTGAGTACTTCCGCTATGCGGGAGCCTCCACAAAAACATTTGGAAGATTATTCAAATCAGAGTTTGACACGATTGGCAAGGTAGCCGAAGAACGTACAAAGAGACTACAAACCCAATACATTAAGATGGGCCGTGATACCAACGGGGCAATGAAGGCAATGAGTATTATGCCTACCCAGTTGAACATGAGCGACTATACAACTAAGGTTCAAATAGCAGCACAGAAACAAGCACTATTTAATCAGTTAATGAAACAGGGATCTACCAATCTATTAAACTTTGGTAAGAATACACAGTGGGCTGGTCGTCAGTTGATGGTTGGTTTTACCCTGCCATTAATGCTTGTAGGCTCAACAGCAGTAAAAACTTTTATGGAGATGGAAGCACAAGCCCTTAGATTTAGAAAAGTTTATGGAGATTTATTTACGCCACAGGCTGAAACTCAGGCAGCATTAGATAACATTACAGAATTAGGAAAGCAATTTACAAAGTATGGCGTTGCTGTTTCTACTACTGTTGGTTTGGCAGCAGAGGCAGCAGCAGCAGGTTTTCAAGGATTAGATCTACAACGTCAAACCACACAAGCAACACGCCTTGCTATTCTTGGTCAAGTTGATAGTCAAAAAGCACTTGAAACAACCATTTCTTTACAAAATGCTTTTGGTATGTCATCTGAAAGTCTTGCAGATTCTATTAACTTTTTAAACGCAGTAGAAAACCAGACAGTTGTATCTCTTGATGACATTACTACTGCAATTCCAAAGGTAGCACCAGTTATTCAACAATTAGGTGGAGATGTAAAAGATTTAACATTCTTTATTGCAGCCATGAAAGAGGGTGGAATTAATGCATCAGAAGGTGCCAACGCACTTAAGTCTGGCCTTGCAGCATTAATTAACCCAACTAAAAAAGCATCAGCCATGCTTGCTGATTTTGGTATTAATGCAACAGCAATTGTAGAAAAAAATAAAGGAAACTTAAAAGCAACAGTTGTTGAATTTGCAGAGGCACTAAATAGATTAGATCCACTATCAAGAGCAAGAGCAATTGAACAAATGTTTGGTAAATTCCAGTTTGCCCGTTTGTCAACATTGTTTGCTAACGTTGCAAAAGATGGAAATCAAGCATCTCGCGTTCTTGATTTAGCAAACTCTTCTGTAGAAGAATTATCGGCTTTGTCTGAAAGAGAATTAGGAATGACTGCAGACTCTGCAATGAATAAGTTTAAGAAGAGTGTTGAAGATCTTAAATTTGCACTTGTTCCAGTTGGTGAGGCTTTCTTGCAAGCGCTTACTCCAATTGTTGAATTTGTTGGGGGAATTCTTGAAAAGTTTTCTAACCTTTCAGACGGAACTAAAAAATTAATTACATTATTGACGGTAGGCATTGGAGCAATAGGCCCAGTATTACTTATGACATTTGGTTTGCTTGCAAACGGTGTTGCAAATATTATCAAACTATTCTTAACATTACGTGGCGGGTATCAAAGATTAACTGGTCAATCACAAATGCTAGGAGAACAAACCCAGTACATGACCATGGAGCAATTAGATGCAGCAGCAGCAGCACATTCTCTTAATCAAACACACGCAAACTTAACACAAACATTTACTGCTGAAGTAGCACAAATAAATAAACTTATAGCAGCATACACCTCAGCAGCAGGAGCAGCAAGAAACTTCTCAATGAATAACCCTGGAATGATGATGCCAGGACGAGGTGCTAGAAAATTTGCAAACGGTATTGTTTCAGTACCTGGACCAAGAGGTGCAGGAGATATAGTCCCAGCAATGGTTTCTCCAGGAGAAGCAATTATTCCAACAAAGATAGTAGAAAAATATGCCCCATTAATTCAAGGAATGATTTCAGATAATATTCCTGGATACCAAATGGGCAAAGGTTTTAGAAATGCAACAATGTTCTTACCAGAATCAATGAACACTACTATGGGCCAACCTACTGGAAGAGGTGTTCCAACTAGAGATGTTACAGGATATTTAGGTGGTGCAGGCGGAGCATCAATGGCTCCACTACTTGCAGTTATTGCAAGAGAACTTAAAGTTGGTCTTAACAATCCTAAATTTAAACAAGAGTTTTCAGTTATAGCAAATCTTTTTGCAAAAACAGCAACAGATGCATTAAATAACTCTGGAAGAGAGTTTATTAAAGATGCAGACCTTGAAGGAATTGTTGTTCCTGCATTACGTGAAGCAGCAAAAGGAATAAAGGTTGCTGGAAAAGATATTGATGTTGCACTTGAAAATGCTGTTAATCAGATAAGAACAGTTGGACCAGTTGGCGCAGGCTCTGGATCTACTGGAGCATTTGGAAGAGTTGCACTTCCAGGATCTTATAGAGGAGCAAGAGTTCAAGCACAAAGGTTTGCAGCAGAACAAAATCCACAAATGTTTGCAAGCACAGAACGCTTTTCACAATCAAAACAAAAAACTGTAAAATCATTCCAAACATTAAACCCAATGTTAGATAAATGGGAAACCGCAACAATGTCCCATATAACAAGTTCGGTGACAGCAAGCGTTGATGATTTAACTAGACAAATGACTCCATATCTTGGAGATGTTGGTGCAAGAATTACCGATGCTGTTACAAAGAAAACAATTAAAGGCGTTGTTGATAGAGCAAAGGTTGCATCGCCATCAAGAGAAACAGAGATGGTTGGAGCAAGTATTGCTCAAGGATTTATTGTTGGTGCAGAAGGATATGTAGATGACGCAAGAGTCGTAGGTGGCAAACTTGGATCTGGAATGGTTCAAACAGCATCTGGCTTATTTGTTCCAGGTGGTTCTGTAGGCACACCTGGTGGCGGTACGCCTAAAGGTCCAGGAATTAACGTAGGAGACATAGCAGCAAAAGCAAGAATGAATAGAGAAACACTTTTATCAACACAACAACAGAAACGTATGTCAGAAATGAATCAAAGAATGAACAGACTAAATAAAGGATTTATGTCTGGAACTTTTGCACTATCTGCTTTATCAGGTGTAGCCTCAATGACTGGTGGAAATTTAGGAAAATTCTCTGAAATACTATTTCAAATAACTGGTCCACTATTTGCCCTATCTTCTATTATTCAACTATTAACTGGAAATAAAATAGTTTCAACTATTGCTAAATTTAAACTTGGGTTTGGCCTTGCAAGCGTTGCTTTGCTAGCAGGTGTTGCAATTATAAAACTTGCCAATGATGCAAGAAAGAAAGAATTAGAATATATTTACGGTCTATCAAATGCTATGAAGACTACGACAGATCAGGTTAAAACACTTGGTGATTTCTTTAGTGTTGTTCCATCAAAACTTCCATTTGAAAATAGAAACAGAGAAATTGTTAGACAAGATGTAAGAACTGCAAGAGATAGACTAAGAGAAGATTCTGGATTTCAAAAACAATTTGCACCAACCATTAACACTTTGTCTAAATCTACAGCACAACAAGCACAACTTGTATTTACATCTTTAGCATTTAATCTTAAAGCACAGGGGTTTGCTAGCGAACAAGTTCAAACAATTGTTGATGCCCTTCGTGAAGAGGCTGGCAAAACAGAAGTTAAACTAGACGTTAAGTCATTAGATTTTTCTCCAGAATCAATCAAACAACTTCAAAGTCAAATTGCTCCATTATTACTAAACGTTGACAAACAAGTTAAGGCTGGATTAACAAAAGTCGTCGCGGTTGGTGGAGGAAAGGGTGGGTACTCAGCACAAATAGTTCAAACAAATGAAGCAAAGAAGGCTTTATCTGAACTTGGTACTTTTATTTCAGAAGTTTCAAAATCATCTGCTGGAATGTTTAGACTTGGAATTATTGATGGAAAACAATTTGAAACAAGTCTTTATGGTGTTTTAGAAACAATGAAAGACCTTGATGAAGCATCAAGAAAAGTTGCACTTATAGAAATATTTAAAAAACTTGACATTAACGCAGCACCATTCTTAAAAAATCTTCAAACAGCAAAACAGGAGATGATGCTGCTTGCTCTCCTAAGTTCTGGTGTATTATCAAAAGATAGTCCAATCCTTAAAGCATTATCATCACTAGATGGAAAAACGCAAACAAGAGGAATAAATGGTTTAACAAAAGCCTTTGAAAATCTTTTTGGTGCAGTTAAAGATGTAACAGATGCAGATAAAAAAGGTGATGGTACTGGTGGAGCAAATGGTGCAGGAAAATTAAATGCACTACAAGAAAGAATTAAAGCAATTCAAAATCAAACTAAAGCCTACATTATTCTACGTAATGCAAAAGTTGACGAAGCCACCGCAACAGAATTATCCAATGACGCAGAAATTGCATCTTTAGTACTTGCAAATAGCAAGGGTAAATCATTAAAACAAATTATTGCATTAATCAATGAATACAAAAAAGCATTAAAAGATCAAGCAAAATCAGAACTTCAATACATGTCTGGACCAAATCTATTTAAGAAACAACTAGAAAGATCACAGGCTCAAGCAGAACTTCGTGAAAAACTTATTGATATGCAGTTTGCTCCACAAATTAAAAAAGAAAATGATGCTTTGAGTGTTCAAGAAAAGAAATTAGCAGATATAAACACACAAATTCAAAAAGTTACAAAGTCACAGATTGAACCTATTCAGGCAGTAATTGATAGCAATAATTTAGCCCTTGACAAGATTGCATTAAAAGAAGATGCTATTAACGAAAAATATAACAAACAAGTAGAAGCATTGGATAAAATTGCTTCAATTAATCAAAACATTGCAAATATTCAAAAACAAAGATTATCAATAGCAGATGCACTTACTCGTGGAGACATTTCAACAGCAGCGCAATTAATGCAAGATGCAAGATCAGAGCAAGCACAATCTGCAATAACTGGACAAAAGGATGCACTAAGTGCAACTCGTGATGCAGCAATTTCAGCACTTGGAAGAAACGCAATTGAAAAACAAAATAAAGAACTTCAATTACAAATTAATATAATTGAAGCAACACAATTAAAAACATTGCAAGCACAAAAACAAACAATTGAAGATACAATTGAATCAATTAATTTAAATATTACAGCACTAAATAAACAAGTTGAAATTACAAAGCAAGGCTATATATATTCTAATGGAACAAAACAAGATATGGATGATCTTGATGATTTAATTGCTAAGGCAACTGCAGCAGGAATACCGTTTACAGCAGAATTATTAAAACAAGCAGGCAGTGCACAAGCATTAGCAGCAGCACTTGCATCGGCGCTTGCTTCACAACAAAAACTAGGTTCTGGTGCAACATCAATTGATCAAATTATGGCAGGGGCCAAGGCTGGAACAATTACAGCACAAACAATTACTCCACAACAAAGTGCAGTTGTTTTGCAAAGCATTAAAGATTTAAATGCAAAAATAAAAGATAAGATAGCAGATTTAAATAAGATAACCCAAAGAAAAATGTTTGGCGGACCAATTTTATCTAAGGGCAGAGGTGGCATGGGAGCAGTTAAGGCCATGGCATTTGGTGGCAGAGCAATAGGATCCGATACTGTTCCAGCAATGCTAACTCCTGGAGAGTTTGTAATGAATAAGGGAGCATCAAAAGCATACGGACCATTACTTGAAAGAATAAATGAATCTAAATATCCTGGAATGCTTGGTGGAGGCGGTATGACTCAAATTCCAGTAAATAACATTTCAACATCTATGAATGACAACTCAACGGCAGTGTATAATTATAATCTAGGATTTAGCATTAATGGTTCAAATGGAAGTGCTAAAGATATTGCTAATGCGGTAATGAGAGAAATTAAAAATGTTGACTCACAAAGAATTAGAGGGCAGAGGCGATAATGGCTACTAGTGCTTATTTAACAGGTAGACGCAGATATACTAGACCGCAGGGTATATTGTGGGCAAACAACGCTGGAACCCTCTCCAATGGCTTATACGTGCCTACTGGCGTAGAGGTAGGAGCCTCCACAACAGAAACAGATCCAGACCTTCTAGATCAGTTCATTATTTTATCTGATCATAATAGAGGGGATATGCAATTTAATACCCAGCGAATTGAGCAACGTCAAAGAACTATTAATGGTCGCATGCGTTCATATCACATTGCCGATAAATTAACTATGTCTGTATCTTGGAACATGCTGCCTTCACGAGGGTATTCAGGATTACCAAATTTTAACTCAACAACAGGAGTATCACCAAGTGAAGGATCTACAACAGAGTACACAGCCGATGGTGGAGCAGGTGGCGTAGAACTTCTTGATTGGTATGAGACACATCAAGGTCCATTTTTTATGTACCTTGCTTATGATAAATATACAAACCTAGAAGGCCAGACTTATGAATATAGTGGTTTGAACAGATATAATCAAATCATTGAAGTTTATTTTGCAGACTTTAATTATTCCGTCGTAAAGCGTGGGGCAACAAATCATGATCTTTGGAACATATCGGTAACCCTGGAAGAAGTTTAAATGTTTGAAAGTACCGACCTAAAGAATCACTTTGAAACATCTGGAACAATACAAACAGAATCACTAGTCCTGGCTGAGTGGAATATGAATATGCCAGATAATATATTTAAACTTGGCAACTACAGATACAGATCTCAAGAGCAAAACTCTCAATTCTTAACAATACCAAATACGTTTGATAACGCAGATGCTGGATCATTTTATACTGGAGCAACAGATGCAGATGTTGTTATTGATGGAGGGTTTGAAAATAATGGAACGCCACAAACCTTTACATCTATAAAAGAAAAAAATAAACTTTTATACTCACTAGAAGATTGCATAAAGCCATTTAGACCAAGGTCTGGTATCAATAAGGCAGTTGCTTTTAAAGGTAAGTTTCTATCAAACTCTGGCAGTGATCTTGCTAGAAGGCCAAGATATTATATGGCGTCACGATATGATCAATTTAAATACTTTACATCTTTTAGAACTGAAGACGGTATTGAAAGAGGCATTGCTAAAACCATAGTTAATGGCAATTACTATATAGATGATGCTGCGCCGTTCGTAGTTTATAAAGAAAATGTACCAGCAAACCGAATTATTGTAAAGATGCAAACCAATGTTGGGGACATAGATCTAGGAGACTTTACTGATATATCTAGAACTTTTGCAGATCCGTTTTTTGGTAACACAAATAAAACAACTCCAACAAGATGGAAAGTTCAATATCTTGAAGAAAACAATTGGGTAGATGCTTATGTGTTTACTGAAAACGATGTTCGTGATGATGGATCTCCAGTAATCACCCATGATGGATATGTTGAACTACAATATAGAATAAAAAACATTCCGACTAATTTTAACGATAGTTTCATTCATGTTGAAACTCTTTCTTCATCTACGCTGCTTCCAAATGAATCAATTAATGGATATGCATATCTGGTTATCTCAAATGTAGGAGATGCTGGAACGTATTATGTTTGGAATAGCACAACTGAAACATACGATACCTTTACTCCTGTTTACGGATGGGTATTAGGAAATGAACAGATTGATAACAAAACAACATTTGTTACAGACTTAACAAATCCATTATCATTTCAAGAAACAACAAATGGACAAACCATTTATAGAGAGTTTCAAAATGTTCGTGGGCTAAGAATTGTAGTAGAAAGAATGAATAAATTTGATTCTACCTTTGATCTAATTGAGATGTCACCAAGGTTAGTTGTTGATATATCTGATAAAACAATAGAGTATAGTGTTAAAAAAATTCTTTCTGATCTTGGAACATCCGCCTTACCAGTAGGACAGTTGCTTGCTTCAACTGGAAGTATATCTTTATTTGATGATGACCAAGCATTCAATGATAACAATACTACTAGCATAGTTAGTGATTATGTTCGCAAAAATATTAAGTTTAACTTTTACGAAAAAATATTAAATGTAAGTGGATTTGATTATTGGGTTCCAATTAAAACACTTTATTCCGACGGTTTTCCACAGGCAGATGTTACTGCTGGAACATTAGAAATATCGCTAAGAGACTTTTATTTCTTTTTAGAGTCTATGCCTGCCCCAAGAATGTTGGTAACAGAGGTATCACTTAGTTATGCCATTAGTTTAATTCTTGATTACATTGGATTTAGCAACTACGCATTTTATAGAACAACAAACGAGCCAGACCCAATCATCCCATATTTCTTTATTGCTCCAGATCAAACGGTAGCAGAAGTATTAAATCAACTTGCAGTGTCTACACAAACAGCAATGTTTTTTGATGAATATAATAATTTTATTGTAATGAGCAAAAACTATATGCTTCCAGACGTAGATGACAGAACGTCCAGCATGACGCTATCAGGATCTAACAATCAATCTGTCAGCGGAATTGTTGAAAACTCATCATCTGGTACGCTTCCAAATATTATTTCAATTGCATCTCAAGACAAAAAGGTTTACAATAACGGAAAGATTAATTACACAACTAGATATATTCAAAGATCTTATGGGTCTATTCGTCAAGCAAGTATGATTGATATAGATAAGACTTGGATTTATAAGCCCTCACTTTTGTGGGAAGTCTCTGGAACAGACTCAACTAAAACAATCAATGAGGTTGCATCTAAACAAGGCAAGTATGTTTTAGGAGCAATGCCATTAAATTCTGATCTTACTATATCTCCGCCAAGTGTAGTTAGTCGTAAAATAGTAAACAATGTTTTTGATCTTG